CGTTGCTTGACGATGATCCTTTTGGTTATCTTACTCAGCTTGCTTCCTATGAAGCCTCGGAAGGAACCAGTAACGGTGGCTTCTTGGTTATCAACAAAGAGAGCGGCGACCTCTGTTTATATCGGCCCGATGATTTAGAGAAGCCCAGCGCCCCGGATAAAATTAAATATGTCAAAGAGGCTTTGAGTGTTGACTCATTACCATATAGGTGCTATGCTCCTATAGCTGATGGTAAATCAGGCAACATGAAATTACCTAAGAACTGTGTCTTCTGTCCATTCAAGTTTGAATGCAATGCAGATGCAAATGATGGGCAAGGCCTACGAGTCTTCAAATACTCTAGCGGCCCTACCTACCTTACCAGAGTAGAAACAGAACCACGAGTCGAAGAGATCACAGATGAATTCAAAAAAGGTTAAACGTATCAATAGGCATGTCCGAGACCTTTTAGTTCTTTGGCTTCAGAGCCTATTAAACGAAGAAGAGGCTAAGCAAGTAAGCCTCGCTAACTACAAAGAACTTATGCCTAATCAGACTCATGTGTTCCTTCAGGGCAAGCTTAGCCTTAGCGCCTTCTCAGAAAAATGGATGCGCAAGAAAATGAAGAAGCTTGTCTCTCAACAACCGACTAGGGCCGTTGAGTCCTTTGGACTTCAGGATGTTACAGCAGCTTGAGGACAAGGACTATCCCCTAGATGCAATGATAGTGGGGTTAGCACAGCTATTATGTTCAGGCTTAGAAGTAAATTCTATAGACTCCTATACGCTCTTAAAGCTAAAGCAGGCTATAGAAATTCAACTAGAGTTATTAGAGGCGAACATACATTGAAGATTCGGAACGGTTCCAGAAAGCCTCGTGTGAAACGCCCAGTTGAAAAAGACCTAGTGACTGGTTATGACTCAAACTTTGAGTATGAGTTGCATCAGGATGTCTTAAAGAATTGGGGGTTTCATACCGAGACTGTTGACTATATTGTCGAGCATACCTATCACCCTGACTTCATCAAGGAGATAGACGGTAAGACAATCTTCCTTGAGGCTAAGGGCCGCTTCTGGGACAGTGCCGAATACAGTAAATATATTTGGATTGATAAAGCCTTGCCTGAGAACTACGAGCTTGTGTTTTTGTTTGCTAACCCCAGCGCCCCTATGCCAAACGCAGCAAGGCGCAAGGACGGAACAAAACGTACCCACGCCGAGTGGGCAGAATCAAAAGGGTTTAAGTGGTTTAGTGAGGTTAGTTTCCCTGAGGAGTGGAAATGATCGACCGGAAACAAGAACGCATCCAGCGTTTCCAGCGCAAACGAAAGAAGAAAGTATTGGCGCCTAAGCCTAAGAAACCCCTAAAAGATTTAACGAAATACATCGAAGACTATGAGGACTACCTAGAATGAAAGATCAATTTGGAATGGACGTTTACCAACAGTACATCCACAAGAGCCGCTATGCTCGTTACATCCCCGAAGAACAGCGGCGCGAAACGTGGCCTGAGACCGGAGAGCGTTACACCAATTACTTTAAAGACAAAGGCCTCATCAATGACGAGGAAGCTAAGCGCATCACTGATGCCATCCTAAACCTTGAAGTAATGCCGTCCATGCGAGCCTTGATGACTGCAGGCAAGGCCCTTGACCGGGACAACGTAGCCGGTTTTAACTGTAGTTATATTCCTATTGATCATCCTCGCGCCTTTGATGAAATGATGTACATCCTTATGTGCGGCACGGGTGTGGGCTTCTCTGTTGAGCGTCAGTACATTACCAAGCTCCCTGAGGTTGCAGAAGAGATGCACCCCACTGAGACTGTAATCTATGTTGTCGATAGCAAGATCGGGTGGGCCAAGGCCTTCCGAGAACTGGTGACGTTGCTCTATGCTGGTCAAGTCCCAACTTGGGATGTGTCAGGTGTGCGGCCCGCTGGCGCCCCCTTGAAGACCTTTGGAGGCCGTGCCTCTGGTCCTGAACCCCTGGTAGACTTGTTCAAGTTTACTGTTGATCTGTTCAAGAGTGCAGCAGGCCGCAAGCTCAGCTCCATTGAGTGTCATGACCTTTGCTGCAAGATCGCACAGATTGTTGTTGTTGGTGGTGTGCGCCGCTCAGCCCTTATCTCCCTTAGCAACCTGACTGATGATCGCATTCGACGCGCTAAGCATGGCTCTTGGTGGGAGACTCACGCCCATCGTGGTCTTGCAAACAACAGTGCATGCTACACTGAGAAGCCGGACTTCGAAGCCTTCTTGAACGAGTGGGTTAGCCTGTATGAGTCTCGCTCCGGTGAGCGTGGTATGTTCAGCCGTGTTGCCAGCCAAAAGCAAGCAGCAAAGAATGGCCGCCGTGATGCTGACTGGGACTTCGGAACTAACCCTTGTTCTGAAATTATCCTGCGGCCCAATCAGTTCTGTAATCTGAGTGAGGTTGTGGTACGGCCCACCGATACCTACGAAACTCTGTTGAATAAGGTAGAGATCGCAACCATCATTGGTACCCTTCAAGCTACGCTTACTGACTTCCGGTATCTACGGGCCGTGTGGCGCCGCAACACCGAAGAAGAAGCTCTCTTGGGCGTTAGCCTGACTGGCATCCTTGATCATCCCGTACTGTCCGGTAAGAAGTCTAAGATGGACGGCAAGACCCTGCCTGAGATTCTTGAAGGCCTTAAGCAACATGCAGTAGAGATTAATGCTGATTGGTCCCAAAGGCTAGGCATCAACCAGTCTGCAGCCATCACCTGTGTTAAGCCCAGTGGTACGGTAAGCCAGTTGGTTGATAGCGCATCTGGGATTCATGGGCGCTTCGCTGAGCATTACATTCGACGGGTCCGGGCAGACATGCGAGACCCCCTGTGTGGAGTCTTAGAAGCCGCTGGAGTGCCGTCAGAGATTGATGTTATGTCCCCTACTACCAAGGTCTTTAGCTTTCCTAAGCACGCTCCTGGGAACGCTGTGTTCGCCTCAGACCAAACGGGCATTGAGCAGCTAGAGATTTGGGATACCTATCAGAAACATTGGTGTGAACACAAGCCGTCCATTACTGTCTACTACCGTGGCAACGAATTCCTGCAGATCGGTAACTGGATGTACAATAACTTTGATGAAGTCTCTGGGGTTAGCTTCCTGCCCTACAGCGACCATACTTATCAACAGGCCCCCTATGAGGCCATCACCAAAGAACAATACACTGAGCTTCTAAAGCTTCAGCCCACGATTGTTGACTGGGATATTGTCGAGGAGTCTGATGTTACTGAAGGGTCTCAAGAGCTAGCGTGTGTGGGTGGTGCCTGTGAACTACCATGATGAATTAACACACTTGTGCAACAGGTTTGGTGTTGTCTGTAAAGAATATGGGGCTTCAGGGAAGATGGTCTCTGGCCCCATCACAAGCCAAGCATTAAAACCAGTTGACTTTTGCCCCGTGTGTGGGTTAGCATCTAGGGCACGGGTACAACGACTTATTGAGGAAATTAGCCATGATTAACCCGGACGATATTATTAATACTATGCTTGATTATTATGAATCAGATATAAATAAACATATCATGAACATTGAGATTATGTTACATAATCCCCTTGCGTTCCATGATCACGATAAGTTTAATGAGGCCGTTGAGAATCAGTTAGACTTGATCACTGAATCCAAGGATCGGAAGGATGCGCTTCTGTTGGTGCGGGATTTTCTGAATGACGAGGTGCCTTTTGCGTGAAGGGAACCTAATAGGCTTTAGAATTTTCTTTGATGATACAGGCACCCTTATGTCCGAACTAAGGCGCTTGCCGCCGGAAGATGTTCAGAAGGTCTTCAAAGACCCTTACGACCAGAAGATGATACAGACCATCTTGTCTAAGGTTATGGAGAACTTTGAAGACCTTCACGATAAGATCGAAGTTGAACTAGATGCTCTTAACCACGCCTTGCGCGAGCAGTCTTAGCTGCAATCTTAGGAGGTTGCTTTGAGTGTTGCTTACCGGCTTTGGTATCAGCCCGCTTCTTGCGGGTGGTTGCTGCATATTCAGAGGACGTTAGAGACTCTCGGGCCTTCTTGGGTAGGTATCGCTCACCTGATGCTTTAGGACCCTGGGTACTGGGTTTCCCTGACTTTGTGCCCCACTCCTCTTTTGTCCATTTCTTTAAGCTTTTTTGTGGCTTTCTTAAGGCCATTATTTGTAACCTCCGCCTTTTTCTTTGTAGGCTTTCGCCAGCATTTGGGCCTTTCGTGCTGACCATTGTCCGGCTTTTCCGCCTTTGTCACCGGCTTTAATTTGTTCGAAGAG